AGTGCAACAAATTATAATGTAGATACTAAAAAAATAGGAATTGATGGAAATATGTGGATAATAACTTTAACTAAAAATGGAACACATAGATGGTCAAAATTAAATAATACTAAAATATTATCAAAACCTAAAAAAATAAAAAAATATTATACACATAATAATGGTTCTAGACCATATATGGTTACAATTGAAGATAAAACTGTTTCTATATATAAATTATCGAATACATCCAAAAATACTGATTATACACATTTAGTTAAAACTTATAATAATGTTAAAGAAATATTTATTGGTAACAGTATAAAAGGAGATGATGCATTAGGAAATAAAAAATTTGGCTTAGGTAATTCTATTTTAATTGAAATAAATATAAATAAATATGTCTTTATTGGTGAATATGTATATGAATTTTCAACAACAAGTAAAATCGAAGAATTTTTTTCAATGATAGGAAATAATGATGTACCTTATCCTGTAGCAATAGATAAAAATAATGTATATTTTTTAATAAATATGGGTATATATGGGTTTCTATCACGTAAATATTTTATAGATTTTCCAAATAAATATTCATGGGGTTTACATAGTTATTCTAAATTATGGATGCATACACCATTTATATATGAATATATTGATGAAACTAAATATAAAAATATGAAATATATAGATCAAGAAAAATTAAGAAAAAAAATATCATTAGAAAATAAAACTCATAAAATAAAAAATATAAAAATGATTAATTAATTAAAAATTGATTATATAATAATATAAAAACAATAATTTATAATTTAATAATAACATGTGTGGAATATATAGTATATTAAGCTATTATAATAAATCACTTTTGTATGATCATGCAGCTAACTCGCATTCAAAAGAATTATCAGATAGAGGTCCCGATGACTATAAATATTATAAAGATTCCTATATTCACATGGATTTTTACAGATTAGCTATTAATGGTGTATCAAATGGTAAACAACCAATGATTTATAAACATTATGTATTAATTTGTAATGGTGAAATATATAATCATAAAGAATTAGAAAAATTAATTGGATATACACCTAATACTGAAAGTGATTGTGAAATTATATTACCATTATTTGAAAAGTATGGTATTGAACAAACATGTATATTATTAGATGGTGTATTTGCATTTGTTATTTGGGATAACCATAATTATGTATTATATAGTGCTAGAGATAGATTTGGTGTTCGACCATTATATTATTCTATATTAGATGGTGTTATACAAATTTCAAGTGAAATGAAAGGTATGTATTTATCATTAGATATGGTAGTTGAACATTTTCCACCTGGTCAATATTTAACATTACATAGTAAACAATTTGGATTTATGACAAAATTTACTTCATATTATAATTATGCATGGAATGAGAATAAATTCTTAAAAAATAATTATACGTCAGTATTATCTAGTATTCAATTTTATCTTCATGAAGCAGTTCGTAAACGACTAATGACTGAACGACCTATTGGATGTTTACTAAGTGGTGGATTAGATTCTAGTTTAATTGCTGGATTAGTTCGAAAATATTTACCAAAAGAAAAACAATTACGTACATTTTCAATTGGATTTGAAGGATCACCTGATTTAAAATATGCACGTAAAGTAGCTGATTTTTTAAAAACTGATCATCATGAATTTTTAGTAACACCACAAGAATTTCTTGATAATATTGATACAGTAATTAAAGTTACTGAAACATTTGATATTACTACTATACGAGCTAGTGTAGGCAATTATTTGGTTTGTAAGAAAATTAAAGAATATAATCAAACTCAAGATGTAGATAATCAAAGTATTGTAATATTTAATGGCGATGGTGCGGATGAAGTTGCAGGTGGTTATTTATATCATCGCAATGCACCATCAGGATTAGATTTTCATTTGGAAAGTGTAAGTTTATTAAAAGAAATTCACAATTTTGATGTATTACGATCTGATAGATGTTGTAGTGATAATGGTCTAGAACCAAGAACACCATTTTTAGATCGTGATTTTGTAAATTTATATATGAGTATTCCAATTGAATATAGATTTGATAATAATAAACAAGAAAAATATTTAATCCGTGAAGCCTTTCGTGAAGAGAATATTATACCTGATGAAGTATTGTTCCGAAAAAAAGAAGCATTTTCAGATGGTGTATCTGTAAAAGAAAAATCATGGTGGCAAATTATTCAAGAATACTTAGAATATAAAATAGCATTACCTGAAATTAATGAAGGATATCCATTTTATAGTACATGTTTAACAAAAGAAGCGTATTATTATTATAAAAAATTTTCTGCAATGTATAAAAATCAAATTAAAGTAATACCACATTATTGGTTACCCAAATGGTCAGGTAATGTAATTAATCCATCTGCTCGAGTATTAACAAACTATAAATAATTATAAATTATTAACAGAAATTAATGATGGTAAATCATCAAATTCATTATTATTTATATCACTAATATATTGTGATATGAACAAAGGTATACTTCTTTTATCAATACGATAGTCATTATATATTAATAATAATATATCAATATCATTTTGATTATTATATTTAATACAATTATTATATGCTATACGTATAGGTAAATTATTATCATCAGCAGGATTAACAGGTCTATTAACTAATGATAATAATAATTTAACAATGTCATAATATCCATATATAATTGCATTACATAGAGATACATTATTTAATGCACTAGGATCTACATTTATATCTTGTAATATTAATTCAACAACATTTATATTACCATTTATACATGCATATTGAATAGCTACATTATTATTAAAAGTTGCGTCTACACCTTCATCCATTAATATTTTAACTATTTCTTCACTATCTCGTTTAATTGCTAACATTAATAAATTATTTATATCCCAATCATTTTCTTTACGTTTAATCATATACATAAATATATCTTCTTGATGATACATAATTGCTAATTTTACAAATTCATATGTAATCTTCATCTTACATATTTTTACTAACATTTTAACTATTTTTAAATTTCCATATATAATTGCACTATATAGAAAATTACTATCCGTATTTGGATCTAATTTTTTAATATTTAATAAATAATGTAATAACTTGGTATTATCATTTTTACATGCATATTCATATATAATATTATCATCTACCATTGGATCAAGACCAAATTCAATTAATAATTTTACCATTGAAATTCTTTTATAATGTAAAATATAATCTTTATTTACATTATAAATATATAATGCTGGAATGTTATAACTTTTTAAGAATAATTCAATAATATGTACATGTATATGTAATACTGCATTTTTTATACCTTCTAATAATAATGTGTTATCATCTGTTGGTAGTATACTTACACCCATATTAACACCATCTATTACTTCTATAATATTCCCATGAATGCATCCATTTTGAAATTGTTGGTTTGGACTAATATCCATAGTATTTATTTATATTATAATTAATATATAATGTAAATAAATTTTCAATTTTTTTTAGAATAATATGTATTATGATTATGTAAATGTTTAATACTTTCATTCATTTTGAGTTGTACAAATTTTTTCTTATTTTGTATTACTACTTCTACTTTTGTTATTTTCCACATATCTCCTGCTAATCTTGAACTTAATAAATATTCATATGGTAAATAAAAATATCCTTTATCTCCCCATCCACTACCCCATGAATTTTTCATAATCCATACTTTTTTTGTATTATTATAACCTACACATACAACTGCATGACCACCTAATATTTTTTCTCTCATTGTATTTGGCATTGGTACGTTTCCAGTTCTCGCAACAGTATTTGATAAAAATGATGTATATACTAATATACCAACTACAAATGGTTGTCCAGAAAATAAACATCCTTGTAAACTAGATAATGTTTGTAATACCCGTGATGAACTAATAATTTGATGATCTAATCCTTCCGTAAATGCATTTGTTGGAGGTTTAATTGTAAATTTTGATATATCATATGGCCATGATTGTTCGGATGATACTCCATATATTCTTAATGCATTAATACCTTGTGTTAATGTAGAACCAGCATCTTCAAGTACAGATTTATCTAATACCCTTGTATTATAATATAAAAATAATCTGGATGGTTCAAATGTAGGATCATTATTTATAAAACTATAACATAATGCATTTGCAGTACAACTACCTAATTCTCCTTGATCATACATAAGATTTATTCTTGGTCGTAAATCAACAGCAGCAGGTGTTTTTTGTACAGCAGTAAAATTTTTTACTTTTTCAGGATGCATACCTCGTTCAATTTTCAAGTTCAATTTGTAAGACATTTCTTTATATATACTAGTATTAGATTTTATTTATAATTTTTTCAGATAATAATAATGCTTGATCAATTGCTTGATCCATATTTAAATATTTATAACTTCCTAATCGTCCTAAAAAATAAATATTTTTTTCTTCATCTTTGATTGCTTCTTTTTGATATTGTAAATATAAATCTTGATTTCTTTTTGTAGGTACTGGATAATAAGGATCACCTACATCACTTGTATATTCTTTTACTATAACTGTTTTATTAGGAACAATTTGATTATAAAAATGTTTGTATTCTATTATACGTGTCCATGGTGTTTCATTAATATTATTATCTTGATATGAGTAACATAATGGATAATTAATTACAGAATTTGATTGATAATAATCAATATCATGATATTCTTTAACAAAATTAATAGATCTATATTCTAATTTAGGTAAATTCAATTCAGAATAATAATGATCGATAGGACCTGTAAAAAATATTTTAGAATAACCAAGATTCATGTCTTTGGTATATTCAGTATTTAATTTAACCATGATATTTGGATGATCTAACATTTTTTTAATAAAATATGTATAACCATATTTAGGTAATGCTTCATATTTATCATTAAAATAATATGGATTATAACTATTTTTAACTGGTATTCTTGATAACACACTCGAATGTAATTCATTTGGATATTTATTCCATTGTTTATATGTATAATGTTTAAAAATCAGATCATATAAATCTTTACCTACATTTTTAATTGCAACTTCTTCACTATTTTTTGGATACGTATATATATTGTTATTTTTTGATATAAAATCATTCATTGAATTTACATCTAGATTTTTATTTAATAATGTATTAACTGTATCAATATTTACAGGAATTGGAAAATATGTAGTATTAATTTTACCAACTACTTTGTGCTTCCAAGGTATCCATTCACAAAACTTATTTACATAATTCCATACTCTATCATTATTTGTATGAAATATATGAGCACCATATTTATTCATTAATATATCTTGATCATAATAATCATAACAATTTCCCCCTATATGATCTCTTTTATCTATTATAGTTATATCATATTTATTAGCTAATCTATTTGCTAGTGTACTACCTGAAATTCCTGTACCAATAATCAATATTTTTTCTAAATTAGTCATTAAATAATTTAGAGAAAATATAATATTAAAATAAATTTATAGTTTAATATTATAAACATGAAACTTGAAAATATTCAAAATCAATTAGAAGAATCTATTAATAAATTTAGTGTAAATAATGGCTTGAAAATACATAATAACTTAAATTACATAGTTAATGACGATGTTTACACATTAACTCAAGGTGGTGGTACTGGCATTTCGAATGGTGTATCCGTCGAAAACATTGCCGATCATGATGATTTTCCAACCCGCATGTTAATACCAAATAACTTTTTAAATACAAATCATGTATATTTTGTTCGATCTCATCCATATGGTTCTCATTTATATAATTGTAAATTAACAATGAATGGCGGTAATGTAAGTAATATTGATATTAAATCAATGACATCCATCTGGGAAACAGATAATTTTTCGGATGTATTATCAAATAATGCAATATTAAATGGTCAATCATTATTAAATAATTTAATTGATGATTTAAAAACTTCTCAATTAGGTGGCTATGTAAATCAACGTGTTTCGGACAAAGATGCATTTTACTATGAATATAAAGAATCTAAATTAAATTACTTAAATTTAAAAAACCAAGAAGGTGGATTTAGCTTAAATCCATTTACATGGTTTTCTGGTAAAAAATCAGAATCTGCGGAATCTGCTCAAACAGGAGGATCTGAACAAGACGCAGGATCTGAACAAGATGGTGGAGCTAAATTTAGTAAAGGAGCTCATGTTAAACATAAAACTGATGGTAAATTAGGTATTGTTCTTTCAAATAATAAAGCAACAAAAGAAGTAGAAGTTTCATATGAAGATGGTTCTACCGCAAATGTACCAGAAAAAGATTTATTTGCTGCAAGCCCATCTTTATTTAAAAAATCAAAAGAATCTCATGGTCCTAAACAAGAAAGACTAAAAAGTGAAATAGAAGCTGCCAAACAAAAAGTAGAAGCAGCAAAACAAAAATCTTCAGAAAGAAGTAGAAGTGTAAGCCCTGCTAGAAGTGAATTTAAAAGTTCTGAAAAACAATTAAAAGATGCACAAAAACAAGAAAAAGATGCATTACAAAAATTAAATAGTGCTCGCACATTATTAAATAGATTGAAACAACAAAAAAAGGCGGCGGAAGCTAAGAAAAATGCTGATGCTGAAAAAGCACGAATTGCAGCTGCTGAAAAAACAGCAGAAGAAAAAGTTCAAAATCTAGCACAATCAGAATCTTCTACAAAACAAACAGTAAGTGAAAAACAAAAAGTATTTAATGCCGCTAAGAAAGTATTAAGTGAAAGAGAGAAAGAATTAAAATTAGCTGAAGCTGAAATCACAAAAGCTAGAAGAGAGCTCAAAGCAAAAGAAGCTCAGTTAACAAGAGGCGTTGCTAAACACGGTGAATTTTAATAAAAATTGAAATAATTATATATTATACATTATATATAATTATTTATTATAAAATGACCAAAATCGAGGATGTTGATTTTGTGTACAACGAATTGATTAAACACACTGATGATGAAAAAGCAGAAGAAATTTGTCAATATATTTATGACGATAAATTAATGTTATTATTAATCATGGAATTTAATAATAATAATATTAAAACACTTGAAATATTGTTATCTATTTTTAAAAAGAATGATTATATTCGTGATATTATACATGATAATATGATAAAGATATTACTTGTTTCTCTACATAATGAAGATATATTTTATCATGCATGTCTTTGGTTTGATGAATTTGGATGTAATACGACTATTATTAATAATAATTATTTAATAGTTTTATATAATAAATCTCTTAAATGTTCAAAATCAAAACCATACATAAATAAATTACTAAAAGATATTAATAGTAATAATAAAACTGATATTATGAATAGCTATTTTATAGCAGATGATGTAGATATAATTTTACCATTTATTTCAAATTCTTCAAATAAATTAACAAAAAATAAGAATAAAAATAATGTTAAAAATAATACAAATGAATATTCGGTAAAAGAAATGATGATTCTTTGTTATCAATACGATGCAATAAATACACTAAAGAAAATTCAAGAAAAACAAAAATATGTATTTTTTGAAATACAATGGTATTTATTAAGTCCATGTGCATTTACAAAAGTAATGAAAATGTCTAATAGAGATCCCTATAGTAATGAAAAATTTGCATATGACTGGATTAGGCACATATGCGGATTAGTAAGATGGGATTATTTACCTACAATGATAAATAACATGACACCGAATATGTGGCGTGTTTTAGCCAAATATTTTTATATGGGAAGATTAACTCTAGAATTTGTAGTAGTATTAATACATCAGATGAATAAACATAATATTCCATTGAAAACATTACATCTAGACAATATCATTTTTAATGACACATCAACATATACAAATTATTTAAAAAATAATAATTATTATAATTTATTTTCAATTGAAAATAATAAATATGCAAATACTGTTGTTCCAATTCCTGATTTAGATCATGATATATATGATTCATCATTTACATCTGTTGTACATATGTTAACTATATTTCAAAATAATTCTATTCATGATTTGGTTGTAATTATTTATGATGCGATCTTACAAACATCTAATAAACTTGTGAATGAATTTGAATATATTGAAACATTAATTGATAAGGATGAATTAGGTTGGAATAAAGATATGCTACATGTTTATACTACTTTTAAAAAGACAATTAATACAATTCTAGAACAAGCGAATTTATCAAATCAGTTATTATTAAAATATTATTCATATTGTGCAATGCATGAATACAATTTTCTACCAGGATATAAATTACGATATATAAATGATATTATTAATACATTTCGTAATATAAAATTATCGATATATATTAATGAATGCCAAATGATATATAATAATGCTGCTAAAATTAAAAGTTGTCTATTATATATTATTCGATATCAAATAAATTGCAAACAAGATCCAAATGAGTTTTATGTTCTACCCAAAAAAGCATCTATATATGATTATTTTCAAAATGTAATTGAAAATTGTGATGAATAT